CTGGTAGACAGCGTACCCGTAACCAACTTGGTTGGAAAGCCGGTACTGTCTTGACTGATCAGGGTAACTGGGTTTCATTTGATTGGCTTGGTCCTCATGCTCAGTGGATGAAACTGACTGCTACTTTCCTTGATAACTTCTTTGATGATATTGATCCAGTAAGTGCTGAAAACTTCTTTGCTAAAATGGCATTTGTCATGGCAGCAGGTTTTAACAGTCAGTCAATGTTCGCGGCTGTTGAACCCATGCTTGACGTGTTGGACGGTAATGAAGTTCAGATGAATCGTTGGGCAGCTAACTTTACCAGCAACTTGGCACCGTTGTCCGCTGTTCGTAAACAGTTTGGCGACATCATGTATCCTGGTTTGCGTATTATGGAGAATGACTTCCAAAGCTTCTTCGTTAATCGTAACCGGTTCTTACCTGCTGCTAAAGAGATGCCTAACTTGCCTGACTGGTTTGAAGGTAAACCTGTTGGTTATCCTGAAGACCCATTCATCCGTTTTAACAACGGTGCTTTCCCTTGGAAAGTGTATGATGGTGAGATCTCCGATGAACGTCAGTATCTGATGGATATTGGTTGGGATCATCGTCCTATCTTTGAAAAAGGTGAGAACGGTGTTGAGTACACTGTAGATGAAAAGCAAGCATTGTATGCTGCTCTTGGTACCAATCAAATCTTTAAAAAAGAAGTTACCAAGATTATGAACCGGATACCTTCTAAGATGTTTATTGAACAGCTTCAGACTCAACGAGCTGATGGTTCCCAGGTGGATGCCAAGCTGTTCTATGATGTGTACGGGGATCTGAATGCTGCAGCTCGCCTAGCCAAACAAATGGCTATTGAAAGTATTGAACCTCAATTACTGAAAGACATTAGGATTCGTGAGATGCAGTCTCTTGAAAACATTAAAGCACAGAAACGTGGTCAACGACCCGTCTATGATGTGACTAACATGACCAATCGTTAATCCACCCATTCCCTTTAACTACTTAGCGTAATGGCTGTAAATCCTGAAAATTTTTTTAACGGGGATGGTTCTACTACTCTATTCCCTTTTACATTTGAATATCTTGAAGAGTCTGACGTTAAAGTCAGTGTTGACGGAACCTTAAAGACTCAAGACACCGACTATACTTTTGCCAACGCTACTACTATTTCATTTAATACTGCTCCTGCTTCAGGATCAGATAACGTCCGTATTTATCGTGACACCAATGTTGATGAGCTAAAGTCTACGTTTTTCGCAGGCTCAGCCATCCGCGCTTCTGACCTCAACGATAACTTGACTCAAAACAACTATGCTGTTCAAGAGATCAAGGCATACACTTGGGATAACGAGACCGACACGATCCATAGTAATGAAACGTGGGTAAGCTCTGATACTCAGATTGCTACCACTGCCGCTATGGATCAGCGGTTCCAAGATGAAGCAGCTGAAACCATTACTAGTGCAGAAACTTGGCCTGATAATGATGATACCATTGCAACCACTGCTGCGATTGATAACCGCATTGATACTGCTATCACTAATGATATTGGTACCGATGGCACTGGTATCACCGTAACAGATGATGGTGATGGTACCATTACTCTTGGTCTTGCTGATAATGCTATTGATTTCAGTAAGATTAAAGACGCTGATATTATCACGGACACTGAGCAAGATGCTGGCTCGCCGTCTCCAACTAACGACAACCTCTTTAGTGCACTAGGTGCTGCTCGCCGGTTTGACACTATTGTTAACCAAGCTGAGCAGTCTTCTGCTGTTAACTGGGAGGTTGGTAAAACTTGGCTTCAGAATGACTCTGAGAAAACCGTTCGTATTTGGGATGGTGCTGCTTGGGTTGCTGTAGCTTCTGGTGGTGCCTTTACTACGCTTCCTAAGGTTGTCTACGTTGACTCTGTTAATGGTGATGATAGCCTTGAGGGTCATCGAATTAGTAATCCTAAGCGTACTATTAAAGCAGCTATCCAACAGATCAACGCTGAAACCGATGAAGTCGGTGATGGCAGTGTTGTCATTGTTGCGCCTGGTGTTTACCAGGAAGCTGCACCTATTGACATTCAAAAGAAGAACGTCTCTATTATTGGTCAAGCACTTCGTAGCTGTATTGTTCATCCTACCCCTGCTACCGAAGAGAACACTTTGTTCCGTTTGAACAGTGGTTCTTACGTTGCTAACCTTACGCTTACTGGTGTTAAAGCTAGCGGTACTCGTGGTGGCAACTCGCTTGACACTGACTCTACTTACGGTCTTCCTACTAACCAAGGTTGGAACTTTGCGTTCTATCCTGGTGCAACTATTGTCAAATCTCCGTACATTGCTAACTGTACTAACTTCTCTGACAGTGAGATTGACAACAGTGATCTGAACGCCTTTAACCCTCGTGGTGGTCTTGGTGGCGACACTGACTCTGCTCCGACTGGTGGTGGTATCCTTGTTGACGGTGCCGCTGTTAATAGCAGCAGTCCGTTGCGTTCTATGGTGTGCGACAGCTACACCCACGTTGGTCTTGATGGTCCTGGTATCTTCGTTACTAACAACGGTTATTGTCAAGCTACCAGTAGCTACGCATTCTTTACTCACTACCACATCAAAACACTGAATGGTGGTCAAGCAAACCTTGCTGCATCAACCACTGACTTTGGTCGGTATGGTTTGGTTGCTCAAGGTCGTTCTAGTAGTGCAATCTTTACTGCTACTACTACGGCTACTGCTTCTAACGGTGATACTACCTTTACCATCGGTGCTCCGTCTGCTGGTGGTAGTTGGTTTGGTTCTGCTACCCGTCCGCAATCTAACATGGTTGTAGACATTGGGGGTAACACTTATTCTATTATTGGTGCTACTGCTAATGGTTCTGGCTGGGATGTGGAGATTAGCCGTCCTGATCCAGACAACCTGTCTACCAACCTTGGTCTTGATGGAGCGGTAAGCAGCGGTTCTAGTGTTTCGTTCTTCCTTCGTTCTATGATCGCTTCTAGCGGTCACACGATGGAGTACGTCGGCTCTGGTACTAACTACTCGGCATTGCCTGAGAACGGTGGTGTGCCGATTGAAGCTAACGAAATCATTGAACTTAGTAACGGTAAGGTTTGGGCAGCTACTACTAACCACCAAGGTAAGTTTACTGTTGGTCCTACCTTTAATGTTGACCAAGTTACTGGTTACGTTAACATTGCTAATGGTGCAATCGGTATTGAGAAGCTGATTGAGAATCTTGATCTTAATAGTTTCACGTTGTCGGATAGCATAGGTGATGTGACTATTGACGATCAAATGAGCCTTAACAGCAATAAGATCGTTAATGTTGCTGACCCCACTAGTGCTCAAGATGCAGCTACAAAGGCGTATACTGATACTAAACTGCCGTTAGCTGGCGGGACTATGACTGGCAACATTGTCATGTCGGGTTCTGAAACTGTTGATGGTCGTGATCTTTCTGTTGATGGCGCTAAACTTGATGGTATTGAATCAGGTGCTGATGTAACTGACGCCACTAACGTTGATGCTGCTGGCGCTGTGATGAACAGTGATACCACTACAGCAAGTATGAGTTTTGTGGTTGATGAAGATGCTATGACATCTGATTCAGACACTAAAATTCCAACTCAACAGTCTGTCAAAGCTTATGCTGATACTAAACTGCCGTTAGCCGGTGGTACGATGACTGGCAATCTTACGATGAATGCCCAGTCTGATGTTAGGTTTGCAGACGCCGATAGCAGTAACTACGTTGCTATTCAAGGTCCGGCTACTGTTGGTACTAATTATACTCTGACTCTTCCTAATGCTGTCGGTAATTCTGGTGAAGCACTGATTACTGATGCTAGTGGTAATTTGTCGTGGAGTTCTAATGTTACTACAACTGTAGACCAAATGATTGAAGGCAATACTAAAGCCGAAGTCATTGATACAGGTTCTGATGGTCGTTTTGTTGTTTCAACAGAAGGTCAAGAACGCCTCCGCATCACATCGGACGGGAAGCTGGGTCTGGGGACTAGCAGCCCTAGCAACACTCTTGGTGCTAGTCAGCAACTGGAGGTTGCAGGAACCTTGCCGTGCATCACGCTTAATCAAAATGACGCAGGTTTTACTACACGCAAATACTCTCTAGCCGTAAACGCATCTGGCGACTTTGGGATTTGGGATAACAATTCCACTGCCTATAGGTTCTACATAAATAGCTCAGGCAACGTCGGAATTGGCACCACGATTCCTGCTGCTGGTTTTGGAACTGGTATCGTTAGCCTCGATGTTAATGGTCCAATCTTTGCTCGCGGACCTATTGCATCAAACCAGACAAACGCAGGTGTTATCCAATACACAGCTAACGAC